TTCCCTGGGAGGAAAGATATAACCACATTCAGGGCAGACCATGACAGAAGTATGCAAAAGCTCGTCACATTCCGGGCATAGCTTTGCCGGGGCAACTCCTTCCCCCTCACCTCTCTTTTTAGGAGGTAAGATATTTGTAATAGGCCCGTGACGTTCGATGTTCCCGGAAAAATCCAATACCCGGCAAAAATCGGTATGCTCTTTCAACCGGAGACCACGCCCGGCCATTTGACAATAGAGAACCGGGGACATGGTTGGTCGGAGAAAAGCAATCATATCAATATTAGGAGCATCAAACCCGGTGGTCAGAACAGAGCAATTAGTCACTGCCTGAATTCCCCCAGCTTTAAAGCTATCCAGGATTCTATCCCGTTCGGGCATAGACGTATTCCCGGTTACCGATTCGGCCGTGATACCCTTGGAAATAAGTAAATCCCGGATATGTTCAGCATGATCAACACCAGTGCAGAAAATAAGCCATGATTTTCTATTCTCCCGTTCTCCCCAGGCTATAATCTCCCCAACCACATGCTCATTATGATCGGTTGTATCAACGGCTTTCTGTAATTCTTGTTCTATGAATTCGCCCCCGCGCTTATGTACGCCATCCGTGGTCAACTGTTCTTTGGTCTTTTTGCTCTTTAGATTGGACAAGAACCCATGAGATTGTAGTTCCTCAATCGTGACCGGTTCGATAAGCCCGGAAAAAAGCGCGTCACCCTCTGATATTAAGCCGTGCCCTAAACGCCAAGGGGAGGCCGTGAAGCCGATTACCCTTAAAGCCGGGTTGATATCCATTAACTCAGAGATAAGTGCTCTATAAGAACCCTCATCCTTATGGCTCACCAAATGGCACTCATCAATCAATATCAGATCAATGTGGCCTAATGATTCGGAATGTTTGCGGATTGATTGAATCCCGGCAAAAGTAATCGAGTCAATCTCTTTCCGTCTAAGCCCTGCGGAAAAAATACCCAGAGGTACATTAGGATAATGGCCCCGCATCTTTTCAGCGTTCTGCTGGATTAGTTCCCTCTGACCGGTAAGCATTAATATTTTAGTTTCTGGCCAGCCCTGTATCGCTTCTTTACAAATAGCCGCGATTACGTGGGATTTCCCACTTCCCGTGGGGAGCATGACAACCGGGTGTCCTTTGTTGTTTTTCAGCCAATCATAGAGTAAATCGATGGCGTGGCGTTGGTAGGGTCGGAGGGTCACCTTCCCCCCCTTCCCCGGTTATCCTCTTGTCCTTCTTGAACCTTGACCACAAACTTTCTTATAGTTCCCCGCATGGTGCAATGGTCAGGATCTTCATTCCCGCAAGCCATATATTCAGTGATCGGGCATGTGTTACAAAATGACGCCGGGCGGGTAACTTTTTCCCCGTCGGCTTTGAGCTTGTCGCCCAGGTAAATATCTAAGCTCTGCCCCAGGGATTCCGCGACTTTTATCATAGCGTTAAGTGAAATGTGCCTAACATTTTTCAGATAGGAACTATAATAAGTACTATTGCCAAATATGACTTTAGAAAAGTCAATCACTCCAAGCCCCTTGGCGTGTCTTATCTCTTCCAGTTTGGCTATAAATTCTTTATGCTGTTTTGATATGTCTGCTTTGCTCATTTTGAAAACTCCATTGTTTTTTGTTCCCATAGTTCTTTTTTGGAAGGGCCTGGCTGATGGAATAAAGATGGTTGGGAGAAAGAAAGAACTTTTTCTTTTGCCTCGTCCCTAATCGATTTGATGATTTCAAACCCGTAAGCCCTACGGCCTAAATTCTTAGCAGCCAATAATGTTGTTCCACTTCCGGCGACTGGATCAATAACTACATCATCCGGGTCAGTAAATACTTCTATAAGCCTTTCAAGTAGCGGGACCGGCTTCTGTGTTGGGTGTATTTTTGGTGTGTCATTATCCCTTATCCAATCCATACAGTTCATGATCATATTCCCATTATTTCTAAACTTTGGGAGTTTATCCCTGTAGAGAATTAGGGCATATTCTGAATTCCCGACCACCCTCATGTTAGCCTTTAAAACTTGCGCTGAAAAGTTTTTCCTAAAAACCAGGTTAATATAATGCGGGAACCCATTTTGTTTAGCGTGTTCAATCAATTCAAACTGCTGTTCAAAACTACAAAACACGATCATACAGGGTGCTTCATTTCTTTCCTTCGTCTCTTTTTTTAGCATCCGGGAAGTAAAGAAAAAGAACTCCGGGATTTTAAACCTCATATCCGTATTGAAAAAAGGTTTTTTCGCTAGGTCGCTTTCCCCATTAGAATTGTCCCCACCGTTGTACCATTTTGGATTGCTTCCATAAGCATCTACCCCGATATTATACGGAATGTCCGCAATTATAAGCTGTGCTTTTGGGATTCCATACTTTTTGTAATTCTGAAAATGGTCGTCAAATAATTCTATCCTATTCATTCCACTATCTCCCCACCAAATACTTTCCGTACGGTGTTAACCCTATCATCATCGAACCGCCCCCCGTTCTGGATTACGGTTAATATCTCTTTACTACTAAACCCACCTTCCCCATTCTCCACCGCTTGGCCGTCTATCTCATATACCCCGGTCCATTGGTCTTTAGCCGGTAAAGGTTTCCATGGAACCATGTCAGGGTGAAAAACATGGGATCGGCAGCCCTTGATCTGAGCATCAAAGGGAATCGGCTCATCATTCCACCTATGGCACGTCCAGCCCCTCTTCTCGTCCGGTGTGCTATGGATACACGTCCGGCAGTTTATCTCTTTAGTGGTCCTGGTGCTATGGCACATATCCCATGAATCGCACATTTTACACTTGTACCATGAGGGATCTGTATTTATCGGATCGGGGATCCTTTCGGCCGTACTAATACTTTTCGCCCGGTAAATATAATGGGTCGCCAAGTCTGAATCCAATCGAACCCGTTCGGTATAAATCTCATCGTTATCTTTGCAGACCGCCACGTATAACGCCCGGTTTATCCGGGATAGTTTCATATAACATTGCATCTGGATAAAGTGGACCGGCTTAGAATCTTGAACCCCTTTCTTGACAAGCTCGTCAAAGCTTTTTTTATTATGGGTTTTGATCTCTAAAATATGTTCTGTCTTTGGAGCTTCCGGGACACCATGTTTAATAATCCCGTCAAGTGATCCTTGCACAAAAAGCGAGGCTTCGACCCGTCTCTGGTCCTCCCCGGTGTTCTCTATTTTGAGACCTATCGCTTTCAGGTCGTCTATTACGGTATACTCCTCATGATGACCCCGGCGGAAAAGTCTAAGAATTCTACCCGGGAATTTAGGTATAACCGCCAAACGCCAGTTCAACCATAAGGCCCGGTCACATTCAGTCCCGGCCTGTGAAAGTCCAAAGTGTTCCCGGGGCCCTTCCGTGTGTTGCTCGTGATATTTGTCTATCAACGTTGTTATTGTTTCTGTTGGTTCTGGTAGCTTGCTCATGTGGTAGAATCCTTGTTGTTATCATGTTTAATATCTGGCACAATTGCCACGGTAATAAAGCCAACAATAGGTGAAAACAATAAACTAAGGCAGAAATACCCAAAGAAAGAACGACCCTTACTATTTGCAAGCGCGCCAACTAAAATACTAAATACAACCCATAAAAAAATAATCATTTTTTGCCCTCCACGGCTTTTACTTTTAAAATTGCCCCCTGTAGTAGCAGGGGGACTTTACCAATTAAGACACAATGCGTGACATTATGCCAACAACACTAATCCGGTTTAATAGGCCGGAACCTAGTTTTTTTTATTCACCTCAACGAGGCTATGACACGCCGCCCCCTTGCAAAGGCTCGCTGGCTACCTTAAATCTCATATTGGCCCAGAGCGCGTACTTTTTTTACTTAGCCCAGGGAGCTTTTGGCGAACCGGAAAAAGGGGCAGCAGCTTGAACAGGCGCCCCACCCTTTATTGCCCTATACAATTTGATGCGGTTGGTATAGCCATTCGCATCAGCATACTGGGACGTGTCCTTTTCTTTGGTAACCTGGACTTCCAAGCTCTTACCCAAAAGCTGGTCAGAGTCGTTAATCTTGACCAACCCCGCCGCTCTGGATAATGATCCCAATTCTCCACGGCCTATCCGTTCACATTCTGAATTTGCGTTCGTCAAATTGATAAACCCAAAAATCAGCCGGCCCGCATTGGTAGGACCATTGATTTTATAGGCCACGCTCATGCCTGTCCCGCTCTTTGTCGGTTTTACTTCCGCATTGTCCACGGTTACAACATACCAACCCGGCTCTATAGATAAAAAGCCCTCATTCTCTGGTAATTCCGATACATTAAATTCTTGTCCTAAACTTGCCATTTTATTCTCCTTTTAGAATATTTCTAATTCTTCATGCTCAATACTAAACGACGGCCGCCCTGGTTTTGTGGTTATCGCTTCCATCAAAGGCTCTGTAATTTCAAAGCTGGTTTTGTCCCATTCTTTTTTATTCAGTTCGGCTTTCCATCTTAACAGGACCCCCAAGTGAGATTCAAGCCCTTTTTCAAATGCAATGTCACGCATCTTTTCCGCGTCAACCGTTCTGGTATTCCGAAACGTAACCTTGATTTTATAGCCAGCATCATCAAAGCTTTTAACCCCTTCTTCAACCGGGTTGCCCCAGGAATCAAGCAGGTTATCTTCTATAATCCGTCTCTTTTCCTGTGCTGCCCGTTCTTCTTTTTTTGCTTCTATCCAAGCGCTGTATAAACTCATTCTTTAGCCCCTCCCTGGATTTTCTCAATTATCGCCCCAAGGTCTGCCGGTTCCCAAAAGTCGAGTACCCCATAAGGATCTCGCGCCTTG